AACTGGATGAAAAAGAAATGAAAATTAAAGATCTTCTAGAGGACGGAACATCTGGTGGAACTACATCTGCTATGGTCGCGAGCTTACCTGGCGGTAAGCAGAAAAAAGGTAAAACTAAGCTAAACTTATTGGGATTCCCTGCTGAGAATACTCAAAAGAAAACTAAGATAATAAAGAGACATCTATGATTAACGAACATAAGAAAAATACACGAGCTGTCAAATATAATATTAAGCCAAGAAACTTTGTAGCTAAGAATGCTACCACAGGCGGTGCCGGTGAGCACAAAGATAAATCTAAAGAGCTTCCACGCAAAGTAAAACACAAGAACAAAGAGATGGACGTGGCAGAAAGTTTATTAAAAGAAGATATCATGGGTGCTCCGCGTCCTGAAGATAACCACGAAGCTAGTATGGCTCTAAGCGAACTATACCGTAATGCCAAATACGCTATGGCTCTACTAAAAATTATCGAGCCCAATGATGCTATAGATGGGTGGGTACAGGCTAATCTAACCTCTGCTGCCGACATGTTAGATAAAGTAGGTCATTACTTAGATTATAAAAACATCAACGGTCGTAAACCAGAAGTGGATATGGACGAAGATGACAACGTGGATGATGTCGATGTAGGTGAAGCAGACGGCAGTATGGCACGTGAGAATCTACAAATTATCATCGAATATAGCATTCGATTAATGGAAATGATCAAACCCGGTGATAACCTAGCCAGTTGGGTCAGCATGAAATTAACCAAGGCTAGCGAAGCCGTTAGTTCAGCTAAACATTTTATTGAGTATAGAAACTTTGAAAAACATGCCAGTGATGCGTTTGAAAGTAAACTAACACGGATGTTGTCACAAAAATTAAGCGAAAGAATGTTACCTGCCAGCACATTCGCCGGCTCAAAAAAAAAAAACAAACTAGGTTCGGCAGGGCAACTTAAAGGTAATATGAAACGTCCTGCTAGGGCAGGCGATTTGGTTGGAGGTGATGCAGATGAAAGCGTGGATGAACAAGTATCAGTAGATGCTCATCCAACGGACAGCGGCGATTGGACATATTCTATCAACGGGGTTGCCGTTGATCCAAAAAGTGATACGCATAACAGTATAAAAGATCAACATATGGATCAAGTTAGTCCTATATACAAGCCGCTTAAACAGATGATGAGCCAACCAACTGGACAAAGCATGGGAGCAGATCCTCGTAAAGATTCCGAGAATGATGTACAGCCTAATGATGTTATTATTCCATCTCATCCAAAAGGCCATTGGGTTAAAGTTCGAGATATAGGCGAGAACGATAACGAAACACCAAAAACTGTAGCCAAGACCTGGGACGAAATGTCCAGTAAAGAAAAGCTCAGTGGCGTTAAAGGCCGTACAGTTTGGAATCCCAAGACACAAAAATACAGAACAGTATTCGACGTGCCAACAGAAAATAAAAAATAATACTTTGACGATCATTGTTTAGATAGTCGTTGACAATGATCGTACTACCATCTATAATAAAACATTAGGAGAACACACATGGGAAAAGCATTCGGTGCGCCTGAACAGGCTAAAATTAAACAAATTGTTTCGGAAGGCATGACAGTCATGCAGGAGATACAAGATCTCCAAGAAGGGCTAAACGATACAATCAAGGCAGTAGCAGAAGAATTAGAAGTCAAGCCTAGTGTTATTAAAAAAGCAATTAGAGTTTCGATGAAGGATCAATGGGATCAAGTCTGGAGAGAGTTCGACGATCTCGAAACTATTGTAGATATTAGCGGACACTCGCACCGCCGTGACGATAAATGAATAACATAATACATGGTATATTCGATTGGATCCGACAAGATTATAAGAGCAATAAAACACGCTTTGGTCTTGAGGTCATTGCTTGGGCTATATCTATTGGTTGTGCTATCACTATGGCCGCAACCGTGCCTAGTCCTCCCCTTCTTATCTTGTACCCCATTTGGATTGCTGGTTGTGCTATATATGCTTGGTGCGCTTATAGTCGGCGTTCCTTTGGTATGCTGGCTAATTATATGCTTCTTACCACAATCGATACAGTCGGCCTTGTCAGAATGATAATTAGTTAAAATGAGAAAGGCTTCGCGAGCCATAAGTCGCCATTATAAAGGTAAGCCGGCCATAAACGGTAGGAGAAAATATGAGTTATGTAGATGCCATTTGGTCAAAAGATGACGACATCGTTAAAGTCGTTGAGAGAGATCCTAAAAAGGGCCGGATCTATCAAGAATTTCCTGCTAGGTATATGTTTTACCATCCAGACAGCAGGGGAAAATATCGTTCAATCCACAGCGAACCATTATCAAAAGTCACTTGTAAAAATTTTAAAGAGTTTCAAAAGGAACTTAGAATACACAGCAATCAGAAACTATACGAAAGTGATATCAAACCCGTATTCCGTTGCCTTGAAGAAAATTATCTAGGCAAAGATGCGCCTAAATTAAACATAGCGTTTTTTGATATTGAAGTAGACTTTGATCCAGAACGTGGCTATGCGTCGCCCGATGATCCCTTTATGCCTATCACTGCGATTGCTGTACACCTACAATGGTTAGATACACTGGTATGTTTAGCTATTCCTCCAAAGACCTTGACCATGGAGCAGGCCAAGGAGCAAGTTAAAGACTTTCCTAACACAATATTATTTGAATCTGAAGCAGAAATGCTCGACACGTTCCTTAATTTGATAGAGGACGCCGATGTACTAAGTGGTTGGAACAGCGAAGGCTTTGATATTCCTTACACAGTCAATAGAACTATTAGAATATTAAGCAAAGAAGATACACGACGATTCTGTTTATGGAATCACTTCCCTAAAAAGAGAGAATATGAAAAATACGGAAAAGATGCTGTTACTTATGACTTGGTTGGTCGCGTTCATTTGGACAGTCTCGAGTTGTACCGTAAATATACCTATGAAGAACGTCATAGTTATCGACTAGATGCTATCGCAGAATATGAACTAGGCGAAACAAAAACTGTTTACGAAGGAACCTTAGATCAATTATACAATAATGACTTTAAGAAGTTCATCGAATACAATAGACAAGACTGTGCGCTATTAGATAAACTAGATAAGAAATTAAAATTTATCGATTTAGCCAATACCGTCGCCCATGAAAATACTGTGTTGTTGGCGACTACTATGGGTGCGGTAGCTGTTACTGAGCAGGCCATTATTAACGAAGCACATCACAGAGGAATGATCGTTCCCACTAGGGCTAGTAGAGATGATCTTGTCGACACACAGGCAGCAGGTGCTTATGTGGCATATCCAAAGAAAGGATTACACGACTACATTGGTAGTATGGACATTAACAGCCTGTATCCGTCTGTGATTCGTGCGTTGAACATGGGTCCAGAAACTATCGTTGGACAGTTGCGTCAGACCTATACCAAATTAGAGATTGAAACAAAAATAGCCAAAGGTAACAGTTTTGCTGCCGCCTGGGAAGGCAAGTTCAGTACCAACGAATACGAGTTCGTTATGAATAAAGACATAGCCAACGACATAACGATCGATTGGGAAAACGGCGAAACTGATGTCGTTAGTGGCGCACAAGCATACGACATGATATTTGAAAGCAATCAGCCATGGATGCTTTCAGCTAACGGAACTATCTTTACATACGAATATGAAGGAATCATTCCCGGTTTGTTGAAGCGTTGGTATGCCGAACGTAAAGAAATGCAGGCCAAACTAAAAGAATGTATCAAAGCGGAGAACAAAATTGAAGAAGAATACTGGGATAAACGACAGCTCGTTAAAAAAATTAATCTTAATAGCCTGTATGGTGCTATCCTTAACGCTGGGTGCCGCTTTTTTGATAATCGTATCGGGCAGTCAACTACCCTTACAGGCAGATCAATTGCCCGTCATATGGCCGGTAAAATAAATGAAGTCATTACTGGAGAATACAATCACGTGGGTAAAGCCATCATCTATGGTGATACTGATAGTGCTTACTTTACAGCCTATACGAGTTTACGAAAAGAAATAGATAAGAAAGAAATCCCGTGGACTAAAGAAACTGTAGTACAGTTGTATGACTCGGTATCAGAGGAAGTGAATTCAACATTCCCACAATTCATGCTGGATGCTTTCCACTGTCCAAAGTCACGTGGTGAAGTTATTAAAGCCGGGCGTGAAATTGTTGCCATCAAGGGTCTGTTCATTACCAAGAAACGTTATGCTGTTCTTTACTACGATAAAGAAGGTAAACGAGCAGATGTAGATGGCAAGCCTGGTAAGATCAAGGCTATGGGCTTAGATTTGAAGCGTAGTGATACTCCAGAATTTATGCAAAAGTTCTTAGAGGATATTCTGACTAGGGTGCTTAACGGCTCGGGAGAAAAAGAGATTCTCGACCTCATCGGAGAATTCCGTACAGAATTTAAAGCCCGTCCTGGTTGGGAAAAAGGAAGTCCCAAACGTGCCAACAATATTGCCGAGTATCAAGAAAAAGAAAAAAAGGCTGGCAAGGCTAATATGCCGGGACATGTCCGTGCTAGTATTAATTGGAATACATTGAAACGCATGAACGGTGACAAGTATAGTCAACAGATCGTCGACGGAATGAAAGTTATCGTTTGTAAAGTAAAAGACAATCCCTTAGGCTATACTAGCGTAGCGTATCCTACCGACGAACTTCGTTTACCTAAATGGTTCCAAGAGTTGCCATTTGATCATGCTGAGATGGAAGCAACTATCATCAACAACAAACTTGAAAATCTCATTGGTGTTCTGGAATGGGATTTAGAATCTACCACCCAGAATAACACGTTCGGAAGTTTGTTCAGTTTTGAATAAAATTTATTTGACATTTGTCGCAAATCTAAATAAAATCATATAAAGGAAATTATCATGCAATCACTCTTAAAAGACATCGTATCTCATACACATAATCTCGGTTTTTTAAATACCGTTAAGGTTACTGGAACAGAAGATAAAACAAATATTGACTCTATGGCAGATGACCGTAGTGTTATCATGTATGCGGAAACAGCCGCTCCTTACGCAGACTTAGTAGGCATCTTTGGTATGCCTCAATTAAACAAATTGAAATATCATTTGGAATGTCCCGAATACAAAGAAAAGGCCAAGATTGAAGTTGTACACGCTGATCGTAATGGAGAAACATTGCCCGTCGGGTTACACTTTGAAAATGAAACTGGCGACTTTAAAAATGATTATCGTTTTATGAACACTGAGATCATCAATGAAAAATTGAAGACGATCAAGTTTAAAGGCGTCAAGTGGGATGTCGAAGTTAATCCTACAGTTCAAAGCATTCAACGTTTCAGTTTCCAAGCTGCCGCTAATACTGAGCACACTACATTCCTTACTAAAACAGAAGGCGGAAATCTAAAGTTTATCTTTGGTGATCAAAGCACACACGGTGGTGAATTTATTTTCGCTACTAATGTAGCGGGTAACCTAAATAGAGCATGGACTTGGCCTGTTGCTAGCGTATTGAACATCCTAAAAATCGCAGATGCCAACAATGCTAAAGTCAGCTTTAGCAATGAAGGCGCTATGCAGATTGAACTTGATAGCGGTATTGCTACTTACAAATATATTATTCCAGCACAGGCATGATAAAAGGTTTGGTGGGCAGTCGGGGCATTGCTGTAAGCGGTGGCAACACTAGCTTACCCTATGTCGGCCCCAATACCAGCAACCCGATGACGGGTATGCTTCGTATCAATGGCACAGAAATGGAAGTATTTAATGGCAGTAGCTGGCAAATGATTGTTACAAGTTATGCTACTGTTGAGCTCGATAATGAAACAATAATGTTGATAGAATGGGCAAGGAAAAAGAAACTTGAAGAAGAAATGCTATTGACTTTACCATCAGACTATCCTGCTGTTAAGATAGCCAAACATAATCTAAATAAAGCCAAAGCAGAAGTAAAACGATTAGAAGAACAATTAAAAATAACAGAGTTACTAACACATGAAGAATCCACCAGTTAATTTAACACCGTTACAGAAAGACTATGCGGTATATTTGCCAGCTATCAGTAGTTTCTATAGCACATACATAGCCAAACAGAGATTAGAGAAGTTTATTCCAGACGATCGAATTCCTAAAGGATTTGATCGTGGTATCGAAGGCATGAACTTTCTAAATCCCGAAGAAGGATATTTCACTTACAAGTATGGATTATATTCTGCAGGTCACGCACAGTTAGATCTTAATAAGAGTATAACACAAGAGTCGATGATTCAACAACGCGATCGTGGTAATACAATGATCCTAGGTGACTCGGGCGGATATCAAATTGGTAAAGGTGTTCTTAAGTTTGACTGGTTAAATTTTGAAGGCCCGTCAGCAACTAAGACACGTCAGAACATTTTAGAGTGGTTAGAACTCACTGCCGATTGGTCAATGATGCTTGATGTTCCAACTTGGGCATGTGATCATATTCACAGTCCAAAGACTGGATTAAAGACATTCGAAGATTGTTTGGAGAAGACCAAGTTCAATAACAAATATTTCTTAGATAATCGTTTAGGCCAAACTAAATGGCTTAATGTACTACAAGGCGGTAACTGGGATACAGCAGAACAGTGGTATCAAGGTGTAAAAGAATTCAGTGATCCAAATGGTCCTTATGCCGGCCGAGAAGCCGAAGGGTGGGCATTTGGTGGTGCTAATATGTGTAAAATGGATATTACTCTCAAGCGTCTGATGACACTTAGAGAAGATGGTTTGCTGAAGGGCAAAAACTGGATCCACTTCTTGGGTACAGCGCAACTTGACTGGAGTTGTTACTTAACTTTAATCCAACGACAAATTAGGAAACACATCAATGAAGAAATTACCATATCTTTTGACTGCGCCAGTCCGTTCATTGCAACAGCCCACGGGCTTGTCTACACCAACGCAGTCCACACTCCCAAAAGGTGGAGCGTTATTATGGACAAAGCCCCAGATAACAAAGCACTCTCAGGAAGCGATATTCCGTTCCCCTTCGAATCAACAATCGGTAGACGCTTAACAATGGGCGACATTGCATATTACGATCTAGGCGATCGCAAGACTGATGCCGAATTAAATGGTGAAGAGTTTAATCATTTGAATGAAGAGCATTATCATGTTGTTCCGAGGCTTAACAAATTAGGCAATATTCCAAACAAAACAAGTTGGGATAGTTTTGCATATGCTCTAATGATGGGTCATAATGTAGAATGTCATATTATTGCTGTACAACGTGCTCAACAATTAATGGACATCGAAATCGCTAAATCTAAAGATAAGTTAACTTGGAAGCATTGGAAGAAAGTTAAAACTCAAGATATGAGCGACGAATATTCGGATTGGGTTCCGCGTAACATTCTTTATTTTAATTCGTTCATTGAAGATCTTTTTAATACCAATGATAAAGTAGAAGCGTTTGATATGATCGAACAAGCTAAACCTTTCTTGAAAAGCCTAGAAGGTGCTCGACTACAAGGCGGTCCGTCAGATAATATTTTTGATAATCTTTTTGTGGAAGAAGAAGAAAAGACACAAAGAGAAATCGACTTTACTAATCCAGAAGACAAGAAATTAAAAAAACTACGCGAAGAGATGGAATGAAATCAGATTCCAAATTTAGAGAATGGATCAGGAAAATTTGGATAGAGAATACCGAAGAACGGTTGACGTTTAATGAGAAATCCTATACAATAAAAGAGTACTGGGACAGATACAAATATTGGTTAAAACGAGAATACAGGTATCAACAAAAAAATGAAACGTGATTATTTAAGTGGAACATCAAATGATGTTCAGTTCTTTATCGGCAAAGAAGTGGAGCATACTTCTGCTTACGGAATGGATACATTATTTGTAACAGGATTGCACTCAGTTTATGAAGTTCTATCGGCTAAAGGCACTGAAGATGTTAGTCACATATTCTTTGGTGCTAACCACAGTTTCAATCCGCAATCTCCGGAAGAATGGAAAGAATGGGAAAAGATGATCGAATTCTTTTTAGATCAAGATTATCTTTGTAGTCTTGATATTCCATTAAGTGCTGTAGAAGAATTTAATGACGGCGGATTAAATGACTACGATAATTTTATTCCGCAAATACGGGTTCCGATTCCATATATCAAATTATGGAATTATAACACCATGCTTAAAATTGACGACAAGGATTTTCGAGCAACTAATCCCGGCGTGTGGTCTCATAGCCTACACGATTTAAAAGACCGTAAGAAGTTCACTCCGTGGACAGATTACAAAAATGATAAAATCATCAAATGAATAAAAGAAAAATCAATTGGAATTCTGTCACCTCACATCAGTTTCCACTTAAAGGTTTAGTTAAACCTTCGGAAATAATGGACATAGTAAAGCAGTTAGGCATTAAAAAATATACCTATGAAATTAGATGTAAAAATATTACAATTAAGTTCGGAATGAGCGATGCTAGCACTACCCAAGACGGAGAACGAATTTATCGACAAATTGGGCATTTAGACAGTTGGGGCGATAATAAATTAAGCGGCGACAATGGCAGAGAATTTTTAGATTATAATCGAGAATACCGTAATAGATATAGCGAGGATATGAACCATAACGATATGGTTATTACTATCTGGAATTTTGATAACTATCCATTTGAAACTATTAATTCATCGTCTGAAATCGAATCAGCTGAAATTGAATTAATTGAAACCTATTCTAAATTATATAGTGAACGACCAATTGGAAACGTAGATGATGGAAAAAAGTTTCACAAGAAATCTGCGCCAGTAAAGAAAGTATTCGAAGGATTATTCAAATGATTATTAAACAAGACATTCGCCCTAACAAAATGATCTGGGTAACCTTTCGTAAAGAAGGCATTCACTGCTATCCAGCAGCTGCAACAGATCCAAACTTAGCAACAGGAGATGAATATGATGTATCGTTTTTAGCAAATGAACATCGACACATTTTCCACTTTCGTGTTTGGCTAGGTGTTACACATAATGACCGTGACGTAGAATTTATTCAGTTTAAACGCTGGTTGGAAAATCTTTATAAAGATGCTACACTAAGTTTAAATTTTAAAAGTTGCGAAATGATGAGCGATGATTTATATGCTCAAGTTTCACAAAAATATCCAGACCGAGAAGTTTGGATTGAAGTCTCCGAAGACGGAGAAAATGGTTCGTTTATCAAATATTAATTCTATTAAGGAAATAACATGGCATTGCCACAATATGTTACTAAGACTCTGCGTATGAAACCAGAGGTCACTAAACTCTTTGACGATCTCGACGCATGGTTGAATCATTGCCGGTTGAATCTTCTTCCCTACAATCCGTCAGACTTATATAGAAGTCCCGATTATAGGAATTTCCAACGTGAGCAAGAATATTTAGAACGCAAGGCTCGTAGAGAATCTAAAGCTAGACAATAATGGCTACTGTATTTCTCGTTGATCTAGAAGCGGTCGAAACAAGGTACACAGGACAGTGGAAGTCCCATGTGCCTAATCTCCTACGAAAGGCAGGACACCATGTCAACATTATATCAGGTCCTACGGACATTCCTAGTGCTACCACTCCTGGGGCATTTCTCAACTTTGGTGGCACTAATATATACAAGGCTAGCCAAGTTGAGCAAATGGGTCGTTTATTTTGCTCCGGAGCAGTTAAGCCTGGCGATCATTTTTTGTTTACTGATGCTTGGCATCCTGGCATCATAAACTTAAAGTACATGAGTGAGTTATTGGGAATCCCTGTAATCACACATGGCCTATGGCATGCTGGTAGTTATGATCCTCAAGATTTCTTAGGACGTCTTGTTGGTAAAAAGAGATGGGTTAGAAATGCTGAAAAGAGTTTTTATCACGCATTTGATCATAATTACTTTGCCACAGAATTCCATGTTAAGTTGTTTATTGACGAACTTCTAGAAGATGGTTTTAAAAGTGAAAATCCATGGTACGAAGAAGACTTTGCCGAACGCTATGATGATGGCAAGATAGTACGAACGGGCTGGCCTATGGAGTATATGGTGGACACATTAGAAAACTATAATACCAATCCCAAACGTGATTTAATTTTGTTCCCGCATCGTATTGCTCCTGAGAAACAAGTTGAAATTTTTAGAGACTTAGCCACACATTTGCCACAATATGAATTTGTGGTTTGCCAAGATACGCAATTAGAAAAACACGAATATCACAAATTATTAGGCCGTGCTAAGATAGTGTTTAGTGCCAACTTGCAAGAAACATTAGGCATCGGTTGTTACGAAGGCGCACTAGTGGATGCTATTCCTATGGTCCCAAATCGTCTTTCATATACAGAAATGTATTACGACGGATTTAAGTATCCTAGCGAATGGACACAAGATTGGGAAAGCTATCTAATCCATCGTCAAGAGTTATGTCATCACATTGTTGAGACTATGACACATTATAAAAAACGTTTGCCACAATTACATAAGCAAACCAGCGATTTGTCTAAATATTTCTTTAGCGCAGATCGCTTATTGGAGAATATTAAATGAATGGGTTTGATGATTTTCAATCACCAAAAATTGGCATAGTAGGATTAGGATTTGTAGGCGGTGCTATTAAAAATAGCATCAATGGATTTGATCTAGTTTTGATAGACAGCGATCCTTCTAGAGGTCAAGATAAATTTGAAGACCTTTTCAAATGCGAAGGTGTATTTGTTTGTGTGCCTAGCCCGCAAGGAGATGACGGCAGTTGTGATACCAGCATATTAGAAGAAGTACTATATAAACTAAAAGGATACACAGGTGTTATCATTAGTAAATGTACTGTTCCTCCTAAGGTCTATGAGAGGTTGAACGAACAATATCCCAATTTAGTGCATGCTCCAGAATTTTTAACTGCGGCCAATGCCAACCGTGATTATACCAACGGAAAATTTGTGTTCATTGGAGGTAGCGTTGGCGCTTACCAGCACGAAGCAGAACGTATTATTCGCTTAACACAACATAACCTAAATAAAGTTGT